GATTTGTTAATCCTTGAGTTTGGATCGCGGGCGGTTTTAGCTGAGGTTAATCTCTTCTTCATACCACTCATTCTCGCACAAAAGGATTTTCTTCTATTAGCAGCTTTTGAACCTTTTTTCAACTTACTTGGTTTAGTAGTTACTGCCATTGATAATTTAGAACCAGGATGTTCACGTCTATAAGATGCAATACCTTTTTTATTTAATCCACCAGCTTCAGATTTACCTTCTTTTCTTTGCCATGCAGGAGTTGCTTTACCACCTGATGCTAGATAAGCTCTACCCATTCCTCTAGATCTAATCATATTAATAAACCTTAGTAACTTTTCTTCTATTGTTCATTACTTTACCGCAACCTCTAGCAATAAATCCACCTTTTTTAAAAAGAGCATTTGGAGCCGGAGTAAAAGAAATACTTTTAACTTTTATTGACTTTTTAGTTATAGGTTTTTTTCTTTTATCACTACCTAAATCTGGCATTATTTTTTCTTTTTAGGGAAACCAGCTTTCATATTTGCATATGCTTTAGCAGATATAGTAGATTTAGATTTAGGACGACTTATTCCTAATTTTTTTCTACGATTTATATTTGCCCAAAGACCTGGCTTAGAAGAACCACCTTTTTTAAAAACACCTCTTCCTTTTAAAATATCAGCTTTAGTAACTTTTCCATCTCCTGTTAAATCAGGAAAAGAGCCACCGTCTTTAAAACCAGTTCTTGCATTAATAACTTTTGCAATACCTGTTCCTCTTATCTGTTTTCCAAGTCCCGACATTATTTTTTCTTTTTAACTTTGCCGCCTTTTTTCATATACTCAGCAGTTTCTTCTTCAGCATATTTCTCTGGAGATTTTTTTCCAGATTTAATAGCTTTAGCTTGTTTAGCTAAACTTTTTAATTCTTCGCCTTTATGTTTTTCTGCTTTTTCTTTTTTTACAAAAGCTTTAGGAGAAGTTTTTCCAGATTTAACTTCTTTAGCTTCTGCTAATTCTTCTTTATAAGATTCTTTTCCACCAAAAGCTTTTCCGCCTTTAGCTAAAGCAGCTCCCATTCCTCTTTGAGCAATTCCGCCGCCTCTAAGTGCAGCTCCCATTCCTCTTAATGCAATTCCACCGCCTCTAAAGTTTGGTCTTGGTCTTTGTTTAAAATCGTTTCTCATTTTTTTCTCCTTATCCGTTTTCCTGGTTGTTAGTCGGTTTGTTTGACATCGTTCTTGCAACCGACTCTGCTGAACGACCAATCACATACCCTCCGAGTCCAACATTTAATAATGTCCAAACATCACCAGGCAATTCAAAGGTAATAACTGCACCTAAGAATACTTTTATAACAGGTCCTATAACATAATTCCAAACTAAAATAAAGATTAAAACATACATTAAAAGGGGTCTCCAAGAGCTAGCAAACCAGCCAGCTTTTGCTTCAGCTTCAATGATTCTTGATGCTGCTTGTAGTTCTTGTGTATGAGATTGTAGTAATTGAGTCTGTAATTGAGCCTTTAATTTCTCTTGTAAATCCTTATCAGGAACAGCTTTTTCAATAGTATTAAAAAGAATTTTAGCTAAAGGTGCGATAGCTCCAAGCATTGGAAGCATATTAAAACCACTTTGCTATTTTTCTTTTATCCGGTAGCATTCTTCTTTGACCTTTAACAGGTTGTTTTTGAGTTTCATCTTTACTTGTCATTTCAACGTCAATACCACCTTTTAAATAGCCATCAGAATTTAGAAATTTATTAAAATCTCCAACTTGAGTTCCGTAAACTCCTTGTGAACTATCTTTTTTATTTTTTTTAGCCATATTTTTATCTAATTAGTGTTTTTTGGTGTAGTTTGTTTTGCAAGACTTACACTAGCACGCAGTTTAGCTAAATCTTCGTTTTGTGCAAGCTTATTCTTTTCATTATTTTGATTTAATAAGGTTTTCATCTTCTCTAAATTCAATCTTTGCTCAGCTTCTTTACTTTTTTGCTGATTTTCCATTGCTCTAAGGTCAATTTCACGTGATTTTAGCTTAATTAATGGGTCAGAATCAAATTGTCCAATGATATTATTTTCTTCTTTTGCAAAATCCTTCATCATTTCAGCTATCAATTGAGATTTTCTTGATTCAATTTGAATAGTAAGTTGTTTTAATTGCTGTGCAGCTTGTGGATTAGCTTGTGCTTGTTGTTGTAACATAGGCATTTGTTGTAACTCTTGTACAAATTCTGTTTGAACATGTTCTTGAGCCATTAAAGATATATGTTCAAGTATATTTTTTTGAATTGCAGATACTGTTAATGGATTATTTTTAACTAAATTTAATTCCATGAAATTTAAATGAGCATCAATATGAGCTTTATGGTCTTGTCCAGGGAATGCTTGGAATTGTCCACCTGACATTGCAGTAATATTTTCTAAACTTGGGTCCATTGGTTGTGGTTGTTTAGGTGCAGGAAGTATTAAATCAATATCTTTAACCCCCATTGCTTCATACATTTTTCTATAAGCTTGATATAGATCATGAATTTGTGGATTTGATTGAGCAAGTTGTAATTGAGTTTGTGCTAAAGAAATTCTTTGTGATTGAGAGAATATATTTGGATCTGCAACTGGAACAATATCCACTTTATCATCAAAATCAGTTTGTTTAATTTCTCTTGATCCACCTACTACATCATATGGATAAACTGGGGGTAAGTAAGTTGAAAATACATTTGCTAATAATTCAAATTCATTTTTCATTGATGAATAAATTCGTTTATGAATAGCTGACATCACTCGCGATCCGCGCTCCAATAACGCCATAGTAGTACCCACGGCTGCCTGTTGGTTCATGTCGCCAACTTGTGCATCTGCGATGCTCGCGAATCGTTGACTTGCGTCAACAACAATGCCCATTAATTGTAATAGAACTTGATCTGGCCCTTTAAATGGTAAAGGTAAAAACGCATCGCGAAGATTTCCTCCCGGAGCGTCGACATCTCTAAATTCACCTGGTTGAATAGGTTGTGCATCATCTCTAACTCTAATACCACGCATTTTAAATCCTGCTGGTAAATTAGCTAAAGTTCCTGCATCAAGTAATTGTCTTAAAGCTTGTGTAGCAGTTCTTGATAAACCACCAATCATATGAATTAAACCAAATCCATAGAATCCAAGTCCTGGTAAAAATTTAAAATGTACAAAGTAACTAATTTTTTTCTTTAATTGATCTCCTGCTTTGTAATTACGTCTTATTGAAAGAACTTCCATTGATCCTTCTTCAATAGTTACAACATAAGGAAGTTTAATACCTGTGGGCTCACCATTTTGATCTCTATCTTCAAAACCCTCAATATCTAAATCAACATGACATTCTAATAATGTATAAACATCTGCTGGTTTAGAAATTCTAATTCCTTGTAATTCTAATTGTTTTTTTTCAATTTCATCTTGTTGTAAAGGAGGTTCTCCTAAATCAACATCTTTATAAAATCCTGATACTTGTTGTTTCTTTAAATCATTTTCAGAAATTTTAATTACATGAATAATTGCTTCAGCATCTTCTAATGAAGTTGCAGTATATGGAACTATTAAATCATCTGATGGAATAAATTTAGATACAGCTCTTTGTAACATTGCATCATAGTAAACTTTTTTAAATGTAGATCCTGATAATGGTAAATAAAATAACATTTGATCAAACTCAGGTTCGTATTCTTTCATAACATCCATAATTTGATAGTTCATGAAATCTTTAACTCGAGTTGCTTGATCTTCTTTATTACGATCTGAAAGTCCTACTATTTCAGTTCTAACAGGTCCACCTGCTGGTAATAATTCTTTGTAAGCTTGTGCTTGAAATTGTGTTACTGCTTCTGCAAGAACTGGGTGTGTAACTCCAGATGCATTTCTAAATGGTTGTGTTCTTGTTTTATAAGTAAATCCTAAAAGATCTAAACCTTTAATATAAGTTTGTTCCCAATCTTGTCTTGATGATTTGTAATCAGTATATTTTTCTTGAAGATCTGATCCAATTTCTCCAAGTGTTTTATCATCTAAAAATTCTGCTAAGTTTGCATCATGGTCTTGTCCGCCTTCTATTGCTGCGGCTTGTGGGTCAAAAGAAATTTCTGCTCCACCATCTTCAGTTGGAATTACTTGAGCACCTTCAGTTGGTATTGCTTCTGGTTCTGAAATTGTTTGATCAATTCCTTGAGCTTGAAGTTGCGCTTCATCAATTAATGTATTAGGTAGCGCCTTATCTATATCAGCCATGATTAACTATACCTTCTTTTAAATAATGTTTCAACACCTTGTGGATTAGGACCTCTAACAGGTGGAATGGTTCTTGTCAAATTTGTATTAACATACCCACCATCCGCATACCCTCTACTTGCTAGAATTCTATTAATATCATCAGCACCAAATCCAGCTAAGTTTAAGGATCTATTTAATCTATCTTTTTGTGATAAAGCATTTATTTGATCTGGTGTTAAATCAGTCATAGCAGAAGATGTTGCAGCTGGGTTAGCATTTAATCCTTTAATAAATCTATTGAACATTGAAAATAAACCAGTACCTGAGTTTGGCATAGTTGATGGATTACCTTGACCAAAAAAATTTTTCCAAAAAGGTGAAGTTCTATTATTTAAATTTTGTTGGTTTCTTTCAAAACTTCCAATACGCATTTTATTGTTTGGGTAACCTGAAAACATATTTGGTGTAGTTGGACCATTATAATAAGATCCTATCGGGTCTCCTGGTTGTACAGGTCTACCTAATTGTATTGCAAGTCCTGAAGCTAAGTTATTCATAAGAGGTGCTGCATTTGGATCATTTGCTTTAATTTTAGAAACAACATTTCCACCATCCGCAAAGCTATTAGAATAATTAAGCATTACATTTTTGTTCATTGGATCTTTAGATGCACCAAAACTTATATTACCATATTTACTTTCATAGCCTGCTCTTACATCTTTAGCATCTGCTCTTGGTGTAGTATTAATTCCTAAAGTATATCTTTGGTCTTCTGGGCCAAAATAAATATTACCTGAGTAAGTTCTTGGATTTTCTCTATTAAATGGATCTACTATTGCAGATAAACTTCCACCATAATTATCTTCTGTATAATTTAATCTAGGGTTAATACTTCTTCCACTTCCACTAACATCAAATGAAAATCCTGCTGGATTCATACTATTTGTTTCTACGGGAGGTAATCCTACTCCACCATTTTCATATCTAACTCTTCCACCTTTTGCAAAACTAGCTATTCCACCTTCTGCATATTCTGGATCGGGATATCTATCCATAATATCTTCATAAGGATGGCTTTCTGTTCTTTGTTTATTTTTTAATCTTTGTTCAGCTTTTTCTACATCTTTTATTTTTCCTGTTGCAATTTTTTCTAATTTTTCAATATCACTATGAGCATTATCAATATGAAAAGTATCATAATCAAATTCAACTTTACCTGGATTATTATAATCTGGTTTTGGTCTATTCTCTATCACATAGAAATCACCTGGATCTTTTATTTGTTGACCTGTTTCTAAATTAATATCTGATTTAGGTGGTTTATAAGTTACTTCAAAAGGTGAATCTGCTACTCCTCCAGTTTTAGATTCAATAGTAATTTCTCCAGTTGTTTTATTTTGTGTAAGTGTAATTGTTTCTGGTTTTCCAGTTTTAGAATGTATTTCCAATTTTTTAATAATTTCCATATCTTCAAGTCTTGAAGCTTTAGGTGATATGTCTACTCCTTCTTTCATTATTTTACTTACAAGAGGATTAAACCATTCTGGCATACCTTTTACTTTTGGTAATGTTCTTGCAACATTCTTTGCAACTGCTTTTATTTCAGGACCACTTTCTTTAAGAAGCTTTCCTGCAAAAGGTAAAGATGCAAGTCCTGTTCCTAAAAATTTTTAAAAATCTCTTTTATTCATTGCCAATATATTTGTCGTATAAGTCTCTACCAAACATATCCCATCCTGTATAAGCAGTAGATGCAATCAATCCTGGTATTCCTGCGTATCTAGAAACTGCGGCTATGGTTCTTGGATTTAAACCCATTCTTAATGCAGCACTTAATATTCCTGGCTCAGCTTTTGTTCCTACATTTGCTAATGTAAAATAATCTTTTACTTTGTTTAAAGCACCTGCAGGTCTTGCAACACTTGGTGCAAGGTTTTCTAAGAAAGCTAAATTCATATATGAGAATGGACTTGTTAATCTTTCTTTAAGATCTTTATCTTTAGCAATATCACTTCCAATATCAGCAGCTTCTATTACTGCAACAGGTAATGGTGAAAAAGCTCTACCTAATCCTTTTAATGCAACTCCTGCTCCAGATCTTAATACACCTTTACCTTCTGCTCTAGCGCCTTTGTAAACTTCTTTTGCTCCTGGAATAGCAAGAGCTCCTGCTAAAGCACCTGAAGTTAATAATGGATTTTCTGCAATTGGATTATCTGCAATCCAATAAAGTAAATCAGATTGATCTGCTTTTTCATTTGAATCATGTGCACTAACGAATCCAGCATATGGATCATATTTTATAGGCATTGCTAATGGTATATTATCTATTGGCATTTATCTTTTTTTCTTTTTAAACATTGAACCAATTCCTTTATCAACTGTTTTTCCAAATAAACTTGCAACACTCTTAGGAGTTAATACAGATCCTCCACTTGCAAAATCATAATCTTTGTCTGTTGGCTTAGCTTGAATTTTTAATTGTTCAACGGGTTCCCCTTCTTTAGCCCAACGTTCTTTCATTTGCTTGTAAGCATTTCTTGCTCTATCAACCCAATGTTCTCCTTCAACTCCTTTATAACGAGAAGGTGTATCTGGATAAGTTGCTTTGTGATGATCTAAGATATCTTCAAAAGTTACATCTTTTGGATTTTTATTAAAATAATATCCTGTTTCAATTCTTTGTGCTTGTTTGTCATAAGTAGAAGCAGCCATCCAATCTCCTTCTTTTAAAGCTTCTTTAGCTTGCGTTCTTAATTGTTTTGCTTTTTCAAGTGCTTTCATTGCTGCTTTCATAACAGCTCCACCTGCATCATATCCAACTCTTCCGCCACTTGCAAATTCTGGCTCTTTAAGTTTTTTTCCAAAGTTAGAATAAAAACTTAAATCATAATCTATGCCGTGTCTTTTTTTTAATTCATCTTGAATTCTTTTGTAATGTTCTTCTGGATTTGTTGGAGCAAATCCAAATTTGTTTTCAGCATGATTAAAATAAACTTTCTCTACACCTATATCGTTAATAATTTTGTCTAGTTGTTCTTCAGTAACACCTTTTCTTTTTAATTCATCTCTCATAGCCCATTGTGATTCAAATTCCATTGGTAAGTCACCGTGTTTATACATTTCATCAAATTGTTTTTTAGCTTTTTCTACATATTCTAAATGTTCTTTTTTAGCATCTAAATATTCTTTAACTAATTTTCTATGTTCCGGAGTTGTAACACCAAGACTAGTTTCTAATTCTGAAAGTTCTCCTAAAGGATTTTTTAGATCTGATATTAATTTTTCTCCGGTCTTTGCACTTGTGATTGTTTCTGATTTTGAAAATAATTCTGGATACTCTGATTTTAAGTAACTTACATTGTTTACGAATTGTTGTTTTTCACCTTCATCCGCTTTAAATACAAAATTAGCATCGGTCTCAATTAATTTTTTCATTTGCTTTGGATCTGCATTCTTTCCAAACTTACTCAAATCCATATTAAAAGAACTTTTAATATCAGGTAGTCTTGTAACATCTGTAGCAAGACCTGGTTTTAATTTAATGCCGATACTTTTTAAAAGCTCTGCTATTGTTTTATCAATTATAGCCATTAGTAATACTCCTTATCATCTTGAACAATTGGTTCATCCACAAAATCTTCAGGATGCTCCAAAAATCCTCCTTGTCTAAACCTCATTAATGCTTGTGTCATTGAATCTACGAGGTCATCATGATCTCCAAAAGGAAATGCCGCGCATTCTTCAATAACCTCTTCTGCAAAATCAGCCTCTGGCGCCCATATCTGTCCACTCTCAAAAAGAGGGGCAACGGCGTTTACCCTAGAATGTTTATCATTTCCTCTGCTTGGTGTAAAGTTGATAACGGGGATACCCATCTTACGTAATTCATAGGTTAAAGGTAATCCAGAAGCCTTTGATTCCACCACAACTGAATCAGGTCGCCAATAGTAATATTGTTGTAAAGCTTCACGTCTAAGCTCTGGAAACTCTAATCTTTTCTTTAATGCATCTAATAATATCAAGTTAGGACCTGAATCTTCATTTGGATAAAATACTCCCCAAGTTGTAATAGCTGAAAAGTCAGCTGTTTCTCTTTTTAAAAAAGCAGTATCATAGCTTTGAATTACATGTTCTAGATTTGGAATATAATCTTTATCCCATTTACGCCACCATTCACGTTTAATAATTGAACCTTCTTCTGAAGTTGGGTTTTGCATCCATT